GCTTCTGGAAACTGGGAGTTGAATATTTTCCCTTACACAGAGGTCTACACGCCGCCCCTTTCGCCAATTGCGATACACTTGCCGTTGGCGGAACAAAAGGCTATCAGGAAACTTATTGATGCAGCGGGAGCCGGGATTCAAGCGAATCTCGCACAAAACCTTGCTCAATATGGTCAAGTTACATCCATGATCGCAAATAATGCTATGCGAATCGTGAATGCACTTAAGTTCGTTAAGCAGGCTAAGCGGCTTGGAAACAAGCAGCTCTATACTGCGGCGGGCATCCTGACAGCTGGACGAGGGAACCAAGGTATCAACATGAATGCTCTCAACAGTTCGAAGTCCGTTGCCAGCAATTGGCTCGAGCTTCAATACGGTTGGAAGCCTCTTCTTAATGATATCAAAGGCACCCTAGAAGCGATTCCTACGCTTTCTAACGTAGGGTCGTTTGTCCGGAGCGTCGAAGCATCGGCTAGTGCTGCGAAAGAGAGTGTTGTCGCTTATCCTCCTGGTGATGGCGTGATCGGGTTTGGTAATGGTGGCAAAACCACCTTTATCAATAAGACCCGAACCAAGTTCAAAATCAGGTTTAGGATGAGCGATCCCACTCTTGCCTTCGTGGCACAAACCGGCTTTACCAATCCCTTGAACCTCGCTTGGGAGATCCTGCCATTCAGCTTTGTAGCCGACTGGTTCCTTCCGATTGGGCCTTACCTTGAAACGCTTTCAGCGTGGCATGGTTTGACCTTCATCGGCGGGAGCCGGACGAACTTTACAAGAGTCTGGATGGCTTCCACCATTGCCTATAGCGGGCCATCAGCTATAGAGCCGAGCGTAAATGTGCTGAAACACGCCTCTTACCGCGAAGAGCAGGTATGGCTTAACCGGGTTGGTCTTACTGACTTTCCCAGTCAAGTCGCGCCTGTTCTTAATTTACGCGGGTTAAGTGGCGGCGTTCGTGCGCAAAACGCTATTGCTCTGTTAACTGGAGCCTTCAAAAGCTTTAGGTGAGGACAATGGTTTCCAATCTTTAGAAAGGAAGTACTCACATGTCCGCTCTTGCGGCAGTGAAGCTCAGCGGTATCCTCGATCATGCTCTGGCTCGTTTAACGACCAGTGCGACCGTGGGTGTCGACTCGACGATGAACCCCGAAGGGATTTCCCCTCAAGGGATCGCGTCCTGGGTTGACCGGAGTGGCGGAATCGCCATCGGTTATCCCAGACTGACCATGTCCGTCCGTCCGCCTACCAAGGCGAGCCGGGTGTACAAGGTAACAGTGAAGCTCGTCCTCCCGACGCTCGAGCAGACCAGCGCCTCGACGATGACCGGCATTCAGCCGGCGCCGACGAAAGCGTATGACTGCGCGTGCATCATGGAGTTTTTCCTGCCGGAGCGTAGTACCTTGCTGGAGCGTCAAACGCTCTTCAGCCGGGTGGCTTCGCTCTTTGCTCGAACGGTGAATGCGAGCGACGGCGCCCCGACAGATGCAACGGGGACTCCCGTCGAAAACGCAGTCACGACGTTCGAGAACGTGTACTAACTTCGTACACGCTGTAGGTAGACTCCTGGAGGTACCATGTCTTCTAAGAAGCACGGTGGTAGATTCCATAAAGGAATCTCGAGCTTACGCGTTCCCGAGGGTGTAGAATCCTCGGCAATAGCGGAGTACTTAACGGCATTGGATTGTCCTCGAAGCCTAACTGTACTCATTCTCTATAGAAATATGGAGCATGAGCAGCTGGCTAAACTCGAGTTCGATCCCAAGCACTACGATAACCTCGTGGCGCTTCGGTCTGCTTACGCCGCAACGAAGTTTCTATCAAAATTCAAGGGTTTAACCTTGGATTACGATTTGGACGACGTTGCTTTGAAGAAGTTCGATGAATTTGAACTTCTTTGTAAACAGACGAATCGTCGATTCCGCAATCTCTCTCGCGACCCCTTATTCAAGGGTCGCGCCGTTTGGCTGCATAACGCAGTCATTCGTAAAATTGAGAAATTGCTCGGCGACTTTTCGGCCGATGAGCTCTTCGCTATGCCTAACTGGGGTCCTGGTGCCTCTACGTTGATTAAACGTAGAGAAGCCAGTCCAGCTAAGAAGTTCCGGTGCGAAACCGGAATAACGCGTGATCTGTACAACCTTATCCCCTGGGAGGTCCTTGAGGTTGCTTATCCTCTTTGGGCCAACCAGCTTGTTGATTCGGGATTTCCGAACTTTCAAGTTGGGAATAAGGTGATCACTGTACCCAAGGATGCGTCGACTAATCGAGTTATCGCCGTAGAACCTGGAATCAATCTTTGGTTCCAGAAAGCTATTGGCGACATGATTGGTCTTCGCCTCCGACGGTATGGGGTCGACTTACGCTGGCAGAGTCGCAATCAGGAGTTGGCTCGGATTGGGAGTAAGTTCCAATCCTTGGCAACTATTGACTTGTCATCTGCTAGCGATTCGATAGCTTCTGCTGTCGTTGAGGAGCTTTTACCTCCGCGGTGGTTTAGGTTATTGGATGCAAGCCGATCTCATTACGGCTCTCGTGGCGAGACTCCAGTTAAATGGGAGAAGTTCTCCAGTATGGGGAACGGCTTCACATTTCAGCTAGAGTCTTTGATTTTCTACGCAGTTGCTTCTTGCTGCGCAGATTATCTCTCA